TTAAAACATCACTAGCTTCTAGATTTAAACTTGAACTAACCATGTTTGTAAAATTTTTATTTAATTGAGCATGACTAATCTCTACATCTGAACCACCAGATTTTTGTAAAAAAACATCAACATCTACATTTGATGCAGTCTGATGACTAACTTGAAGAGATTTTACTATAATAGTTGCATCTGACGGACACGTTAATATAGGAGTAACGTTTGTTGTTGTTAAATCAAATGTTTCGCTTTTATATCTTATTGTCATTGCATAAAGTAATTAAACGAATCTTGTTCGTTTTTCAAGTCCTGTTGATAAGAAGTATTTAATTGATTTTCAACAGTAGCTAAAGCTTGGTTAATTTGTCTAAAACCTTCTGTAGTATATTCTGGTGGTGGTTCTGGTACATATACGTTTATCTTAGCCATTATCTTCTTCCATCTGGGTTAACGTCTGCTCTAAAGGTACCAAATCGCCAAGTTTCATTATTGTCTTTATTACCTTCGTTTTGTATTTTAATATTTGCAAGTCTTCCCCTAGCTCTGGTGTCTATTTTTTGTGTGTTAGCATCAACTATAAAAGGACCAAGTTGTGAAGATGTTCCAGAATCAATAGGAAAATTTTTTAAAAATATAGTTACTATTGCTTTACCTTGAAGATTTTTAAAATCAGGTAAAAATCTACTTAGCCTTAATAAATATTCTCCATCCCCGTCTGTGGGTAAATCAAAATCCCCAGATTGAATATAAGCAAGTATAGCTGTCTCTGTTCCATCCAAAGATATTTCATTATTGCCCACTTCTTGTGCAAAATAAGTAGAGGCTCCAAAAGTATCTGTTGCACCACTTATATTTGAAATTGTTGGTATAGCAGTTGAATTATATGCTGTTGCGTAAGGCACATCATAAGTACTAGCGTCTGAATAAGAACTTCTAGCTAGTGTCATAGTAGACCAAGTGTTCTCAACATAGTTGTAAACTACACTCCTATTGTTTTGTATAGCAGGTTCTCCTAAAGGTGTTCCTGATGGATAAAACCAAGTAATTTCATTAAATAAAGAATTGTGTGAACCATATATAATTTCATTAGAGGAATAGTTTATTCCTACATTTGATCCGGTGGTCGTGAATACAAAGTCTTCTACAAGTGATGGAAGTAATTTAACAGTACCATCAAATACAAAAAATCCTCCACCTGAACCCATCCAGAACACTTTACCATCTGCATATACAGTTGCGTGTTGACCAATACACCCACAATTAGATCCAACTTGTCTAATTGAAAAGGTAAATGGTGGTCCTACAAACTGCATAGTGTAGGCTGCTTGATCTGTTAAAATTAAATTATAGTCTTTACCAGATACTGCTGCTACGATTTTATTACCTGTATCTAATCTAAATGTACCTGCAGTGTTTACTGATGTCGGTTGGTAAACATTATAGTTTTCTTGATCACTAAATCTAATAAACATTGGGTCTTGTGTTGTATTATCTCCAATAGTTGTTTCAGTTCCAAAATGAACAACATGCCTATCTCTATCTGAAGTAATTGTTAGTCTTGATGCTGTTGGAGCTCCTACCATGATTGTAGCTCTAACCGTTAAAGGATTTGAAACACCAGGATTCCATGTAAATGTTTTACCATCTTTAATAGTTGCTATTAATTGTTCTCCAAAGTTATCAAGTGACCATGAGCCAGGATCTAGAATTAAAGAAGAAGTGGTTGTTTGATCACCCCAACCTATGAAATTTGTTATCTCAGTAACAGTTGCGCCATTACTATGAGCTGCAGTTGATGTTCCTTGAGCACCTCTTGTAATACCTGTTAAGTCGTTTGAACTTACTCCCGTGTAAGTGATTATTTCTTGATCAACTAAAATTTTACCACCTGTACCAGAAAAACCTGTTGCACTTGTTAGTGTAATACTTGTTCCAGATCCACCTGTACCATTAGTATCGTTTAGCAATGCACCGTTTAATGTAGTTGTTTGAGCACCTGACACGTTTCCACTCCAAGTTCCTGTACCCCAACCATAACCATATGTTTGTATTGTTGGACCAATTTCTACATAAGCTTCAACTGTAGCAGTTCCTGCAGTAGACATTCCCGTGCCTGTTTCATTCGAAGGCATTATAATATCAAAAGTATTTGTTGTAATATTAGTTATTTCAAAGGTTGTATTTGTAAAATCTGATGCACTATATCCTGTAACACCGCCTCCAGGTAATGTGACAGAACTAAAAGTTACATATTCTTTGTCTAATAATGTATGAGATGTAAGTGTAACTGTTACAGTAGAAGACCCTGTCGTTGAAGTAAAGGATGCTGTACCAGGTTGAGTATCTAAAGGTGTAACATCGTAAAAAGCATCTTCATAATAAATGTATAAACATTTAGATGTACCTAAAGCTGCGTATCTTCTTCCTTCTAAATCTGTCCAAGTGTGTTGTGCACGTGTTGGTCCCGCAATTGTTTCTTGACCAATGGCTGTATAACCACCTATTTTTTCTGGTTGACCATATCTAAATCTTACAAAATCTCCATCAATCCATTGTCCTTCTGCTCCTGATGGGGTATCTGCTTTATTAATTCCTGGGGCTATTCTTACGTTTGTTAAAGGCATAAGCCATTTTACATCATTTTATAGCTTCATCCAAGTCGCAGGAGAAGGTATATTATGTTCTAATTTATTTTGGAAAATAGTTTAAATTAATTAAAAGTCTTCTGTTTTCATCAGTTTGGCTAACCATCCTATGTTTTAACTTAGAATTAAATATAACAATCTTATTAGGCTCTGAGTATACTTTAGTCTTTTCCTCGTTGTCAAACTCTGTATAACCATTACATTTATTTAAATAATATATACCGGTTAATGATTCATCGTAAGTATAATCGTTGTGAAATTCGCTTTTTTGAGGAATATCATATTTAACATTTAAATTTGCTCTTATGTTTATAAGCGGTCCTGCGTTAATAGAGTCTAATAAAGGAGACATTAACTCAAAAGCATTTGATGTTATTCTACTGTCGTGAAACAAAGCATGGCTAAAAAAACCTCTATCATCATTAGATGATTTAGTAATCATTTTTGGTTGATAAAACCATGAAGTATTAATATCAAAAAAAAATTGTTTTATTTTTTTAAATTGTTCCTGTTCAAGAACACCCTTAAATATTTTTAATTGCATTAAGCTAAAAATTCTACCCAACCATTTATCATATACTTACTTCCTTTAAGTGGAGGATTACCTCTGTGCAAGTGAGTAAAGTATGCAGGACAAATTACAATAGTTCCTGCTTTAGGTTTTACTCTTAAACTTTGATGTAAAAATTCTGTTTCACCTCCTTCTTCAACATCATTTAAATACATCATACAAAGTAATAGTCTTCTTGAAGTAGCAACACCAGCATTCTCACAATGCCAAACATGATAACCTTCACCAGGTATAGTTTTTTGTATTTTTACATCCATATTTAATTTGTGAATTTCTAAATTATCCATGATGTCATATTTTTTTTTATAAAGATTATAAGCTTCATCTAAATTTTTTATAAAATTACCTAAAATAGATTTATTTGCTTGCATCAATAGTTCATCATCTTCATTAATAAATTGATAAATATTATTATTTTTAAGAGTAGAATTTATATTCTCAAATTTAGTTCTTTTTACAGTAAGATTTAGGTCTTGAACATTGTCGAAATGATTTATTATTTTATCACACTCTTTTTTAGTGGTTGCATTATGAAATATACCTATAAAATTTTTAAATTCTGATAACATAATTGTGTTTATGTACTTTTTACATTTATAGTTATAACTATTTTTTTAAAAAAATCGATAATTTATTATTAAATAAGTCTTGTTATCCTGGGTATTCTATTGGGTATCTTACCACAACTAAGCCCTTTGTTGCACCTGGAACACTAGCAGGTGTTGTTCCTCCACCACCGCCTCCTTTTCCATATGCATCACTACTATTATAAGAAGTGTAGTTATCATCTCCTGGAGTTCCTGCAGCATTTCCAGAAGGAGTTGCACCATTAACTACTGCAGTTCCTGAACCTGTTCCAGCAGTAGATGTACCTCCAGCACCAGCACCAGCGCCAACAAAATCTCCACCTGGAGATGAACCACCACCACCGCCATTAACACCGCCACCACCCGATCCTGCAACTGAGTGAGACCCTGATGCACCTTGAGCGCCATTTGTGTTGCCAGAAGCACCAGCAGTACCACCAGAACCTCCAGCTCCTGAAGTTCCATTTCTATTACCACCTCCACCATTTCCAGCGAGAGATTTTCTTTCATTACCACCACCGCCACCAGCTCCTGAGGCTACTATTAATCCTGTTGTACTTCTTATTATAGCAGAGGCTCCGCCACCGCCACCTCCTCCACCTGAGAAGGGCACTGTTCCAGAAGCTCCTGTTGCTCCAAAATAATAATTTGTTCCACCTATATCTACTCCAGCACCACCAGCACCACCATTAGAATTTGCACCTAAAGAGCCAGCACCCCCAGCACCACCAACACATATATTTAAACTTTCAGCATTAACGGCTAAAGCTAAATTTCTAGCATAAGCACCTCCACCGCCACTACCACCGTTTCTACCACCTCTTCCAGGATCTCCAGTTGTATCGGTAAAACCACCAATACCTCCACCGCCTCCCCAAAGAAAAGCTTGAACAGTTCCTTGTGTTCCTTTTCTTGATATTGTAAATGTTCCACTAGATGTGAATTTGTGAACTCGGTAATCAACACCACCGATGTCTTCAGTGGATTGTGTTCCACCAGATGCTGTCATTGGAACCCAACCACCTGCACCTACTAATAAAGCATAGTGAGTCATGTAATCTCCTTAACTTAATGTTCCACCTGTGATTACAAATGTATTAGATGCAACACATAAAATAGTTGCAACACCCCTTGGTTCTAAATCTCTATTTGCATTTGACCCATCTGTTGCCCAATACATAGTTACACCAGATCTATTTATATCAGTTACTCCACTAGATCTGTTTGAAAATATTGTTACAGTTTGTCCTGCACTAAATACACCTGAAGGAACAGTTATATCTCCAGCTGATATAGAAATAACTTTACCATGGTCACTCGCTTGAAGAGTATAGTTAGTACTCTTACTTTCAACAGGAACTAATCTCATTTCTCCTTTTTGATCAACCACGTTTCCAGCAGTTGTTGTAATATTATCAATAGCGCTAACAGTTGAACTTGCAACAATTGTGTTACATGTAGTAGCTGCACTTACAGTTATATTACTAACATTGATAGTGCCTGTAGAACTGTTTCCATTTGTTAAGATATCATTTAATGTTAGGTTGGCTAATTGAGAACCAGATACCAAATTTATTTCTGAACCATTTGCATATGCGAAATGACTTTTACCTTGAACACAAGTAAAACCTGAGCTGGTTCCGTTGTTCATCTTTACTGTTAATGTGTTTCCGTCATGTGTGGTATCATCTACAAAAAGATAAAATTTTTCTAAACTATTTGGAACAGTTACAGTTCTTGCAGCACTTAAACCTGATCCTGTGCTTGAAAATCTAACAACCATATTTCTTGCATTAGATATAGCTCCATTATTCATATCTAAATCTACATCTGCGGAGGTAACATCTATCGATTGATATCCACCAATAGCTTGTTGTATTAAGTTTAAATTAGTATTTGTTTTATTTCCCCATGTACCAGCGTTCTCACCGGTAGCCATAAGTTCTAGTTTAAGATCTGATGAATATGTTGAAGCCATGCGTAATTATAACCTTTCTAAGCTGCCTTATCAACCTCAACCCAAGTGTTAGAAACTTCTTTATTTACCTCAGTCCAAGTATTAGAAACTCCTTTATTTACGTCAGTCCACGTGTTGGTTACATCTGGATCTACAGTAGACCATGCTGTAATTAATGGACTATTTATAGAAGATGTCATTTGTATACCTGTAACTAAAACGTCCACTCCAGGAACAGCTACTGCGGTGCCAATAGAAGATGTTAATTGAGACCCTGTCACATCTACAGGAGTATTAACATCTATAGTTTCTTCACCTAGAGATGCCGTTATTTGTGAGCCTGTAACATTTACATTAGCGTCTGCTGTTACTGTTGTTGAACCAATTGATGTAACCATATCATGCTCAGTTACGATGACACTTACATTACCATCAGCACTTACAGAGTAAGTACCAAGGGATAAACTTAATTGAGATCCTGTGACCGATACTGTTGCATTACCTATAAGAGATTCTTCTCCCATAGACATTGTTAATTGAGATCCTGTTACACCTACAATTGTATTTAAGTCTATTGTAGAATTACCTAAAGATCCTGTTAATTGAACGCCTGTAACATTTACATTAGCGTCTGCTGTTACAGATTGTATTGCTCCTATACTAGAAGCTAAACTTATACCTGTGACTGCAGCAGTTGCGCTCGATGAACCTGTAGCTGCAAAAGGAGATTCTGCAAATGTAGTTATTCCAAAAGCCATCTACTATGCTCCGTTGTCGATGATGTTATTGCCTTCTATTGCGGCCCATTCTTGAATTGTTTGATAATCTGTGTTTGCTTCGTCTAATGGTACGAATATAATTTGACCATTATCTAAAGTCATTTTGTAACTAGTCCAATTTTCTTCTACATATAATTTTTCTACAGTATCAATCATAATTATAACTCCGAATTAAAAACGAAAGTTCCAGCAAAATATATTCTCCCAGTTGCGGTAGAAAACGGAGAAACATATCCACCATTTTCTGTAATATCATTTGCAATTGATGTAGTATTAATCCCTACCCCACCTAATCCCGATGTTGTAAAACTAGGAGCTGAACGCATAGGAGACATAAAATTAAAACTTTCTCTAACACTTGCGGATTGACCACTGCCTGTTGCATATCCTGTTGCACCTATTTTTAATACTGTATAATACCTAGAACATCTCTGTAAATTACAATCAACGGGTAAAAATTCAAAGTCGCTGGCTACCGAACCTGCCTCAAGCTGAATCCCAGTTACATACCATTCATTACTTGTACTGTCGGCTAAATTTACTTGGCCTACTGCTCTGTTTGCATTTGTTATACTTTCCCAAGAAGTTGCCAAAGTACCAGATGTAAAATTAGTTCCAGCACCTAACCAAAATTGTACATTTAAACTTGCTGCATTATCATTATCGAAAGCACCTGTTGTGTCGCCATCATAAGTAATCGTTTTCTTTTCCCAAGTTGAGGCACTATCTATTGTATACGATTTTGATATTGATCTTGTATTATCATTATCTCTTAATTCAGCTATGTATGTGCCTGTTTTGTTTGATTTAACCCAAAAAGATAATGTTAAACTTTGAGCAGAAGATGTTCCTTTTAATAAATATTGCAAGTTTTGACCTTCAAACCTTTGTAAAAAAATTAAATAATCACTGGTAGCAGGTGAAGCATCAGCAGTCGTACAATCTAGTTTTAATGATTTTGCAAAACCTTGAGAAGATGGAACATCAGTATCTTGTGAAATTGTAAATGCACCCATGTTTTGATTTGCAAACGCAAATCTGTCTACAGTATCATAAGTTCCACTAGCATCACCAGCACTAGCTTGTGAAGTTCCACGTTGCGCTAAATCCATCCCGCCATTAATTATTATATTCCTAAAATTAATGCCTCTTTGATCTGCGATTGCTGGGTTTCCTATTCTTGTTATCGCCATTATTCTTTATCTCCTAACATATCGTTCCATACAGCTTTTATTTCATCAGTTGTTGTTGCTGTATCTACTTGACTTGGTAAATCTCTTAGAGTTTGTTTGTCAGCAACAATAGAAGTAGTATCTGCACCACTTTCATTTGCTCTCATGTAATCTATATCTAATTTTGCTAAAGCATTTGTTCTTTTAACTCTTATTTTATCTTTCCAAACTTTTTTAGCTTTATTTATGTCTATTGTTATAGCCATTAGTCGCCAACTCCATCTGTTAATTCTGCTTCATTTATTGTCCAAGCATTTCTAAATTCTCTTGAATTAGGTAATTCATTATCTTCAATAATCTTATATGCTTTTCCTGTTGGAACATCTTTTTTTGCAATTTGTTCTATAGTCATAGTTCTTAAAGCTTCTGGCGTTGGAACTATACAGGCTATTGTATCATCATCTTGTAAGTATATTATTTTCATATTATTTCACTATTATTACTGTTGAGTCATCTACATCTGCTAAAAGCCAAGCATTGTTAACAGAATCTCCTGTGTTAATTGTAATATTTCCAACATTGTGAAAATTACTTGCCCCAGTAACAGTTGGATTTGCATTTCTACCAGACCAACCTCCAAGTGCATAATCAGCATCTGGCATGTTATTTGTAAAATTAATTATATATGATCCTGTGGAAGAATCAGTTACAGAACTAACACCCCCACTTGCTTCAACTACATTATTAACTTGGTCATATCTTAACCAAACTCTAACACCATAAGCAGTTTCAACTGAACCATATCCCGAGTTAAATTTTAAATCACCAGAACTATTAACTCGCATGTGTTCAGCAAATTGAGAAGAACCACTTCCACTTGCATTACCATTTGAAAAAGTCATAGCATAAGAACCACCCGTTCCTTCAGTAATACATTCTATTTTGCCAACTGTTCCAGCTCCTAATGTTCCACCATCTTGTTTAAATTCAATGGCACCAGCGGATTGACCAGTTGCAACTGCTGTATCTGTGTCATGAAAAATTAATTTATTCCTTGCAACACCTAATGATGCATCATTATTAGCTTTTACCTCTACAGTAAGATTAGATCCATCTTTTGTAATAATAGAGTTCCCCCCTGAATCCTGAAGTTGGTCTACTTTTAAAATACTGCTCATATTATGCTCCTATCCTGTATGCACCGAAAATTACATTTTTTTCATTGAAATCTTGTATAGTTGGCGTTCCAGCTATAACATTAATTCTTGCAAATATTTCCAAATAATCACTTGAGCCATTAAAAGTTATAACACCATTTATAACCGCTGTGTGTTGCTTTATATCATTTGCATCAAAATTATTTCCTGAATTTAAAACCTGAGAACCATTTTTATAAATACCTATATCTGCTTGTTCCACTCCTGTGGATGATGTGCTTGCTAATCTTGCAAAAGCATAAATAAAATATTTTCCAGCAACTGTCGGAGTAAATCTGTAATTTGTAGTGTTATCGTAACAGTTGTCTGTATCAAATCTCTCTGTGTCAAACTGCACTTTAGTGTATACATCATCGCTTATAGTTTGATCTGCAGTTGAATACGCTTCAAAAGCAGGTGTGCTAGATAACAACGTAACACCTGATCCAATAGTAATATTACCAGATCCAGAGCTAGTTGTTATTGTTCCTACTTTTAATGTTCCGTCTGCCATTATGCTCCTATCCTGTATGCACCCCAACCTGTCCATCTATAAAGGTTTGCACTGTTTCCATAAAAAACAGGAGAACCTCCAGACGAAACATTGTTTCTTCCCCACAATTCTAAATAATCAGTAGTACCATTCATTTCAATTATTCCATACACAGATATAGTGTCATTTGTATTTCTACTTGTGCCATAATCTGTTTGTTGTCTTATATAACTTGAACCATTCTTTCTAATTTCTGAAATACTATTAACTAAATTTGATGTTGTACTACTTAATATTAAAATTTTTCCTTGTACAAAATATTTTCCAGCAACTGTTGGAGTAAAACGATAATTTGTTGTGTTATCATAGCAGTTATCTGTGTCAAAAACTTCTGTATCAACAGCAACTTTTGTAAAAACAGCATCAGTGACAGACTGATCTGCCGATAAGTATGCTTCAAAAGCTGGATAGTTTTGTCCAGACAATGCACCATTAGGCATAGTAATTGTAGACGTATTAGTAGAACCAATAACTAAATTAGTTGTTCCTGATACTGTATCAATTGTATTTGTCTCTAGCTTACTCATTATAAAATTACGAATGTACTCCCTGATGGAATTGTTATAGTCCCACTAACTGTAACGGGGCCAACTAAAGCTCCGTTGTTTGAACCTGTCATATTAATATTTGTCCAAGTCTGATTGTTCTTTACAAAGAAAGTTGAACTTAAAGATCCTGCACTGACTGTTGAATCTGTTGGAGTTCCAATATCAAACACATCACCTAATACTGTTCCGAAAAAAGTATCTGATGAAGCAGGATTTGATGTGAAAGTAATCTGACTTCCCGATATTGTAAATGCTGATTGCGGCTCTTGCACGACTCCTGAAATTGAAATGATACAATTAGCTTCGTTACCTGGAGACACAGCTGTCCCGTTAACCGTTAAATTAAACGGTCCTGCAGTTGATCCAGTGAATGACCCTGATATGTCATCCAGTATTTGATACGCTCCTGTTTGAGGAGCTTTGCCAACGTAAGCCAATTTGTTTTCTCCTTATTCAGTTGGGATCGGGTTTGCAGTCTTAACAGCTTCTACATGGTCTTTCCATGTAGTAGTACCATCAACATTATCGTGGTACTGCATGTCTAACTGTGAACCTAGATCACCGTAGGCGTTTCTTCTTGTAGCTCTAACTGCATTTTGTCTCTCTTCGAGATCTGCAGCAGAATCTACAGCGTTCAGTTGCTCATCAGTTGGTTTCGCTAATCCAGAAACATTCCATTCCTTGATGTAGGGTCCCTGACCGTTTGAGTCGTCCTGAAGCAAAACGTCCGTCATAAAGTCAACAGAAGCGACACCATTTGAAGATGCGTACTGTTTGATTTTGCTTGATAGTGATGCCATAGTTTTTCTCCTTTAGGTTATTATATATTATTTTGGTGGGTTATCAATCACTGCGTTTCCTGCTGAAATCCATTCCTGAATTGCTTGGTAATCTGTGTTTGCTTCGTCTAGTGGTACTGATTTTTCTCTATTAGAATTTACATAAGTTACTTGGTAACTACAAAATTCATTATCTATTCCGTAATTTTTTGTTACTGTATCAATCATAATTATAACTCCGCAGTTATTGCTATATCGGCACTTGCATTATTTGTTCTAATAAAAGAACTTTGTCCTGCTGTGCCACTTGCTTCTGTTATATTATTTAGCTCAAATGACAAATTATTTCCTTTAGATAAAGTAAAGGTATTTAGAGCATCACCACCACCATTTCTATAAGCTATGTAGTAATTAGTTCCAGTTACTATATCTAAAGTAGGTGTTGCTCTCATAGGTACTTTTGTAGTAAAATTACAATACAGTGCAGTAGAAGTATAATAAGTTGCAGGAGCTAAAGCTATTTGAGTTCCTTTAGCAAGTAGTTGATAATATCTAAAACACCTTTGTAAATTACAATCAACAGGTAAAAATTCAAACTCCGAAGCTGTTTGACCAGCTTCTAATTGTACGCCTGTAATGTACCATTCGTTAGCTGTGCTATCTGCAAGGTTGACTTGACCTACTGCTCTGTTGGCATTTGTAACTGAATTCCAAGAAGTATTTAAAGTTCCAGAAGTAAAATCTGAACCAACTCCTAACCAAAAATTTATTGCTAAACTTAAAAGATTATCATTTACAAAAGCACCAGTAGTATCTCCAGGAAATGTAACTGTTTTCTTTTCCCAAGTATTTGCTGAATTGATAGTATATGATTTAGAAATTTGTCTTGTATTATCGGTATCTTGCACTTCACAAATATAAGTTCCTGTTTTATTAGATTTAACCCAAAATGAAGCTGTTAAACTTTCAGCATTAGCTGTACCTTTTTTTAAATATTGTAAATTTTGACCTTCAAATTTTTGTTGAATATTTAATTTATCACTAGCAGATGGAGAAGCATCTGCAGTTGTGCAATCTATCTTTAAAGAATTAGAAAAACCTTGACCAGTAGGTACATCTGTTGATTGAGATTGTGTCCATGTACCCATACTTTCTATTATAAAATTCCATCTATCAACTGTATTATAGCTTGTAGATGTAATCCCAGAAACAGATGTATTTCTTTGTGCTATGTCCATTCCACCATTAATTATTATATTCCTAAAATTGATATTGTTATCAAGTTTCGATTGAGGTACATCCTCGATCATGTTTGTTGAATCTATTTTACTTAATGCCATAATTAACTTCCTATCCTAAATCCACTATAAGTGCTGTCATTTGCTTGAACAACAGCATTACCACTATCTACATCTGTATAAGCTCTAACTTGTACAGTATCTGTTGTTCCATTAAAATAAACTATATCAGAAATGTTAATTGCAAATCTTGTAATATTAGCAATATTTACATCTTGTATTACTGTATTAAGATAAACAATTACTCTATTAATACCGTTACTGGTAGGAGCTGAAACGATAATATTAGTATTAAGTTTATACCAACCTGCAACATTTGGTGTAAAAAATCCTGTTGAACTATTATAGCAAGAATTTGTATCTAAAGTCACAGTATCAAAAAGTACATTTGTTGTAGTTGCATCTCCAATATCAAAATCAGACGATAAAGTTGTTCTAAAAGCTGGATAGTTAATCTTCTGTGTTGTTAGATTACCCGCACCATCAGATGTGATAATGCTGTTACCGCCAAAGTCCTGTAGTTGATTTGCTTTTGTAATTGATGCCATGATTATGATCCTATCCTGTATCCTTGAAACCAAGATTCTAAACCAGTTGAAGGAGGTTCACCTCTAAACTCAACAGTTCCTCCAGAGACTGAGTCAACTATTGCAAAAATTTCAATATAATCATTAACCGCTAAATCCATTATACAACTTACAGCAGGACTGCATTGTTGAACAGGATTGTTTCTAAAATCAAAAAAACTGTAAGCAAACAAACTACCATTTTTATAAATTGCTGTTCTATTTCTATAAGAATTATTTACTGCAAGTGAATTTGATAATACTTGAGATTGAACCATATATTTACCTGCTTTACCTGTTGGAATAGTTACTCTGTAATTAGTCGAATTATCATACATATTGTCTGTATCATAAAGTTCAGTGTCAAATTCAACTTTAGTATATACGTTATCTGTTATACCTGTTACGTCTGCACTTAAATATACATTCCATGATGGATACAACATATTACTTTGTTTAACACCTGAACCTAGAGTAAACGTATCCCCAGAACTACCCAGGGTTACTGTGCCGTTGTCAGCGATTGGTTCTATGTTTGTTGTTTTAATTGTTCCCATATTATATTCCTATTAACCTATACCCCATAAAATAATTATATTCTCCAACTCCTGGGTCATATATAATATTTGCAGCATTGCTATTTCTTATATAAAATTCTATATAATCACCTACTGCTAAGTCTGCAAATAAAGTGTTTTCAACTTGTCCATAACCAGCATCTCCTTCAGAAGTTCTTGCTTGTGAAGTAACACCATTTGTTGTGTTGACCGTAGTACTTCCATTTTTAAAAAATTCGCCCCTATAAACATTAGTATTATTTTTACCTAAAAATTTAACATGAAAAATATATTTTCCTGCGTATCCTGAAGGAACAATAAATCTAGAATTTGAAGTATCAAATGCACTACCTACATTGTAAACCATTTCAATATTAGCACTTGGTATTTTAGTCCAGGTGTTTTGAGCACTTGGTAAACTATCTCCTGTGAAATTAAAACCAAATGCTGGGTAATTAGATAATGTACCACCAGATACACCTGTACCTAAATTTATTTTCTCTCCACTCGCACCCAAAGTGATCGTACCACTACCTTGTGAACTTTGATGTTTAATATTGTCTACAAATATTTCACTCATTATACTACCGTTAATGTCCCGTTTACTGTTACTGTATTAGTGAAAGCAACTGGACCACATAACATCATGTTGTCCGTTGCAGCAACTGTAATTGCTTCTGAAACTGTTGCTAAATTTTTATATCCACCATTGATTGCAGAAATCATTCCTGCTTGAATACTATTTTCTCCAGGGTTAATGCTACCGGTAGATTTACCTTGGAACACTACATAGATGTTTGCTGTTCCTGATGGTGGAGCTTCTGTGAAAGCTAAAGTAGTACCACCTGATATTGAGTAAGCTGAAAACGGATCTTGTCTCACGTTTCCAACATAAACTTCTGCTTCTGCAGTGTTAGCAACACTTTGACTTAATGTAAAATTAACCGTAGATCCATCACCACTGAACTGCTGAGAGTTCATGGTATTTAAATTTTGTTTTGGTGCGTTTCCTAAATAAGCCATGATTCTCCTTACGTTCCTACTTGTGCGATATATGATAGCCAACAATCAAGACTAGAAGCAGTGTCTGATTTTGCTTCTAAGAAATCATTGTTCTCTACAATAAATTTTGATCCCCCATCAATTAATTCGAGTGAACCCCCACTAACTATGGGTGCATTTTTGATTAGATAAAATCTAGAACCACCGTTCACAATACTAAAGTCAACATTAATAGTTGAAGTAGTTGTATTTGATAATCTTATACCAATAACAGCATCTGTTGATGTTGTAGTTAAAATTCTTGTATCGGATGTTCCAATATTTCTACTAAACTGTCTTGTAAAACTTTGTGCCATAATTTTATAATACCATTCCCATTCCCATTACAAATGATTTGCTTGCTGCTCCAACAGGATCACCATTTGCATCTAAGTAAACTGCCTTACTTGCAGGTAATGTACAAAATACATCTTTAACTCCTGCTGTAAAATTTACTACTGCGTCTCCGTTTGATGATGATATAATTGTGTCTCTTGATAAGGTATCTGTAGCAGCATCTGTTACAGTTCCAAGACCAACTTCAAATTCACCAGTGCCCGTATTAACAATAGAATAATAAGTTGTGTTACCAGTTCCAATACCTGCAACAAATCCCTCAAAGTCTTGCACTGCTCCAGCAAGATTTAAAGTTACTGTACCAGTAGTTGTACTAGTTTCTTTTACTCTATCGTTAACAACAAGAGCCATTTACTTTCCTTATGTTAATCTTAATATTGCAGCTGAAGTTGTAAATGCAGGGAACTGAATTGTAAATGTTCCTGCAGTTGCAGTTTTATCTCCACCAAAATCTAAAACACAAACAGCATCAGTAGTGTTTGTACCACCGTCAGTTGTTGTATTATAAATTAAAGCCCCTCTGGCTGTTAATGTTACTCCTGTAAAAGATAGATCAGCAAAGTCAGTAATTGCTATTGCTGAAGATACTTTTACTC